AAATAGACTACAATTAAAAAACCCCCAGGGTAGGAAGAACCTTGAGGGTTTGAACACATAAGTCCACAGTAGGTATTGTATCACATGAATCTGCAACAGTTTGTAAAGATGTTACCAAAACATCTTGTTTACGCTCCGATATATCGCAAAGGAGTAGAGATAAAATCTAAAGATGGGAAGATTTTAAAGTCAACAGGTAAAAATCCTTTTGGCGAATCTTATGAAAGACAGTTCTCTCCAGATGATGTTACTTATGTATTAGAAAAGTATCCTAATCGTTTTGGTGCTGTAGGACTATTCACTGGAATTAGAGGAAAAGGTCTAGTAATTCTTGATGTAGATAAAAATTTAGCGATCCATAAAAAGAAATGGGGAGATACTTTAAATGGTGCTCCTTGTATTACCAGTACAAAGAAAAACGCTGCTAAATATATATTCAAAGTTCCAGAAGAATTATGGTCTAGTGTTAAAGGTCGTATGCTTTCTGAGCAAACTTCTACTTGCTACGAAATACTTTTCAACAAAAGACAAGGATTAATTTTTGGTGCATATCCAGGTTCAACTACTTCATCAGAAGGTAATTATGGTTTTGAAGGTGATTTAGATAATATTCCTACTGCTCCAGATTGGTTATTAGCTGAGATGAAATCTCTTAAGGCTAATGAAGGAACTACTGGTTTTGTAAAGAATAGAAGTGGTTTAGTTTTGTCTGATAGAACTGAAGATGAAAGGGCACAGATAATTCAAGAGTGTTTAAGTGTTGTTCCAACTAAGGGTGCGGGTAGTAGAGAGCATTGGCTCCACGTTGGTATGTCTATTCATTCTGAATTACCTAACGATCTTGGGTTAGAACTTTGGTCAGTATGGTCTAAGGGCGATCCTGACTACATCAATGAATGGGATAAGCATAATCCATGCGAAGCTGTTTGGAAGTCCTTTAAGGGCACTGGAAGGGGTATAGGGTCACTAATTCGTGATGCTGATGAAGTCGATCCAAAAAGATTACGTTTTAGTCCTATAAGTAAAGACATTGTTGATAAGGCTCAAAATGAATTACTCGTAAGAACAAGACGAGTAAAAATGTCTTTCCAAGAAGTAAAAAAAGAATATATGCGTATCTGTGAAGAAGTTGCTGATCCAGGAGAACAGGATTTCTTGATGCACCAGTTAGCTGTTGATAATGAATTTAAGGATCTTGAGAGACTAGAAAGCTGTTTGATGAGTAGTGAAGCATTTGATCTAGGTAGTGAAGAAATGACTGCCTCTGAATTAGATGCTGAAGATTTATCTCGTAGCTATGTAATACCTGAGATTCTTCCTACTCCTGCTGTATTTCTTCTTTATGGTGCTGGTGGAGATGGTAAATCAATGGCTGCCTGGGCATTAGCTAAACATATATCTCTTGGTTTACCTTTTGAAGTGCAAAACAATGTCGTTCCAATCAAAAAAGGTAAAGTTTTGATTCTTAACGCTGACCAGCCAAAGGTGCAGTTGCGTGAACAGTTGAGAGAACAAGATTACAAAATGGATAACAATACTGTTGTTATTAATGGTTTTCAAATTAAACGTGAATATTACTTTGCTCAATTAATTAAGAAACACAAACCAACATTAGTTGTTATCGACTCTTTGATTGGTTCTTCGGCTGGTAGAGCGTTTGATGAAAACAAAAGTTCTTTTGCATCTCCCTTATACAGACTTACCAATAACAATGGTCATAGTTTTCCTGCTACAACTATTCTTGTTATTCATCACGCTAATAAGCAAGGTGGATTTAGAGGTACAAGTTCTATTAGAGATGCTGTAGATGAAACCTGGAAACTTAGCAAACCAGATAAGGAGCTATCAGAACAGTTAGGAACTAATACAAGAATTATTAGAGTTGAAAAGAGTAGGTTTAGTCGTATGGGTAGTTGCCTTCTTCTAAAACAATTAAGTGACCTTAGTTTTGAACTGAAAGATTACAAACCAAAAGTAGAAAATTCTTCCCCTGCTTCTATTATTGATCGCATACTTGAAAAACTTAGAACTGTTTACCCAGAAACTAGATCCAGGATTGATCTTAATGCCGATCCATTAATCGGTGGTAATGTTACTGCTATCAGAAAATCGTTAGAAAGGTTAGTTGATAGAGGATTAATTCAAATTTGGGAGCAAAAACCTTCAGTGAATGGTGGTCGACCCACTAACTACTACAAAGCTATCCTCGTGCGGGGAGACAAAAAATCTGTCGCATTGAATGGAAAGCCTAGTGATAACAACGATTTAGCAATGCGACAGGTAAATAAAAATGAAAGCTGTCACATTGGTACGGATAAAGCAATGCGACAGGAAAAAGAAAAAGATAAGTGTCGCATTGATAAACCCTTACCACAACAGGAATCTACTACCAATGCGACAGGTGATTTATATTCCCCCGTGCGAGGCGATGATAAAGACGCATGGAAGGCATGGAAATGAGAGATACAAAAGTAATAATTTATTGCCACAGACCACAAAAAGACGCTCCATTAGCTTCAGTTCGTTATACAAAATATGATGCTCTTAATAGAGTTATAGACGTTGACCAGGTTGATTATGAAGATAAAAACTATTTTCATAGCGAAGTTTTACAGGCTGTTAATTGTGGAGTTGATGTTCTTATCTACACTCATTTAGATGGATCATCTCTTCAAAGAAAAATAGAAAAGTGGACATAATTTTATTATTGTAGTACACTAACAGAGTAAACTTATTGTCACCACCCATGACACAACCCAAATATTCCGTCTTCTACGGCATCAAAGAATTGCATCGCCTACACGCAGCGTCAAGTCTTGCATTTGATACAGAAACATTGCAGCTTCAGCCAGAAAAAGGCAAGCTAAGATTAATCCAACTCGGTTCCTATACCTTACGAACCATAGTTGTAATTGACTGTTTTGAATTAACAGAAAATAACTGGAACTACTTACAGAGATTCTTTACTAATGGTGCTAGATTTTGGCTCGCACATAACGCAGTTTTTGATCTTGGCTGGCTCCAGGAACACGATATTGATGTTAGAGGAAAGGTCAGATGTAGTATGTTAGCAAGCCGTTTACTTACTAATGGCATACCAAAAACTCAACATGGTTTAGCTCATGTTGCAAAAAGATATTTAGATATAGATGTATCTAAGGAACAACAGTCATCACATTGGGGTGCTGATGTTTTGAGTAAGGCTCAACTTGAATATGCTGCTAAAGATATAGAAGTATTACTTGAATTAGATCAAATACTTGATCGTAAATTACAAAGCGATCAACTTATGGAAGCATACACATTAGAGTGTCTAGCTTTACCAGCTATGGCTCAAATGTGGAGAACTGGCCTTCCATGGAATCGTTCAGCACTTGAACAAAGACGTATTGATTATGAAGATGATTTAAAAGAAATGTCTAAAGAGTTTCTTCGTGAACTTGATAATGCTTTACCAGAAACAAATAAGTTACCACGAGAGCGTGACGGATCGTTTAATCTTCGTGCGAAAGACGAGGGCTCTATACGATTAGGTACTAAAAAGTATGCTGGATTCAATATTAATAGCCCTAAACAACTATTAGAAAAATTTACTTTGATACTTGGCACTCCACCTGTAGATGCTACTGGTAAACCTAGTGCCTCAAGACAAACACTAAAATCTTTTGCCGCCGATTCTGAGATTATTCAAACTTACCTAGTTTGGAAAAAGACAGAAAAACGTAGACAAATGATTACAAGTATTTTGTCTAAACTAAACGATAAGGGATATGTAAATGCTTCTTATATGCAACTAGGAGCGGATACAGGAAGAATGTCCAGTATCAATCCAAATAATCAACAAATTCCTAGAGACTCAGAGTTTAGACAATGTGTAGAGGCTCCAGAAGGCTGGAAAATAGTTGATGCTGACTTTTCTCAAATGGAACTACGTCTTGCTGCTGCTTTAGCCAACGATGAAAACATGATACAGGCTTTTATTAGAGGAGAAGATTTACATGACTATACTGCTGAACAAATGGGCTGTGATAGACAGATAGCTAAGTCAGCTAACTTTGGTTTGCTTTACGGAGCAGGAGCAGAAGGCTTGCGTAACTACGCTGGTAGTAGCGGTGTTTTGATGACGCTCGAAGAAGCAACAAAAGTTCGTGATAACTGGTTGCGTACCTACAAAGGCGTTCACGCTTGGCAGAATAAGAATTATCAGATTGCAAAAAACTCTAGTGGTAATGAATGGGCCGAAACTCGTATTCCTTTATCGAATATGCGTAGGTATCTTAAAGGCGATCTTAACAGAGTAACAGTTAGATGTAATACTCCGATCCAGGGTGCTGGTGCTGCCATACTAAAGTGTGCATTAGGAAACTTATGGACAGAAGTAAAGGTTTGTGGCGAAGATAAAGTAAGGATCGCAGCAGCAGTACATGATGAATTAATACTTTTAGTTAAAGAGCAATTTGCTGACGCATGGGCTCATAAACTTAAAGGTATTATGGAAAAAGCAGAATCAAAATGGTTAGGTAGAGTTCCTGCTGTTGCTGAAGTATCTGTCGGAAATACCTGGGAGGAAACACACTAATGAAACTGGACTTTACTGGATTTCCAGATGACCCATATAACAAAATTCCTTATCCTGGAATGGTCTTTCATAATAAAGCAGATGGAAAGACATACAAATTTGTCAAATACACAAAGGTAAGAGATCCATACTTACCACACCATTGGGTTGAAATAAAATGACCAAAGAACAACGAATCGAAGCTGCTCAAAAACGTATAGCAGAATTAAGAAAACTTATTTCAGAATGGACTAAACGTAATGGTTAAAATCTTAAATACTACAAAAGGCTGGTGTTATCAAAGTAATACTGAGGTAGCATACTATAAGACACTCCATGAAGTGATGGCTGTTGCCTATGCAAAAGAATTTAAGAGTCCAGGTAATTCAAGACCTATATGCTGAAGTTAGAAAGTCTAGGACAGGAGATTTATCCAGGGCTATAGACTTTCTAAGATCAGCTAGAGAAATACATAAAGGTAAATCGAATAAAAGAAAACAAGCCAAAATAAATTATGTAAAAAGGCAAGTTGATAAAGCCGATTTGCCTTTTTGGTGGTAAAGTAGTACAAGAGAGACTTATTTAATGGCACTGAAACACGGAAACAAAAATTATTACCAAGTTTTGATAGATCCACATAGATCAAAACTTATAGAAAAGGCAGCAGAACAAAAGGGAATGAAAGGTACAGCCTGGGTTAGAAAGGCTGCATACAGTCAGTTAGAACGTGAATTTTCTAGTGCAGAATACAAAATAGCAGAAGCAAAAGATGAATTATTGTGGAGAGAATCAGTACAAAGAAGAATAGATGGAAGAAAAGCTAATTCTGAAAGTTAAAGTTTCGTAACAGATTACATAGTGGTGGCACTTTGTTGCTATACTTCTAAGGAAGTTCAAATTTATTATGACCACAAAGAAACTTTACAAATTCAGAACTAAAACAGTTCTCAACGAAACATTTGAAGTAGAAGCTGAATCTTATGACCAAGCTGTAGACTTTATATTTGATGGTGCAGATAACCATGAAGATGACTACCCAAGCCAAGCAGAACGTACAGGTTGGTGGTATGACGATAGGGAGTTTGTAGAATTAGACCACGAATACCCTGGTATAGTTGCTATTTCCATAACTGAAGAAGAAGCTGAAAAAACTATGCTTGGAAAAACTGATTGGTGGATATACAAACCAGATGGTTGCCCTTTAGGTGATTGGAGAGAAGTTACCGATGAAGAAAGAGTTGCTGATGAAAAGCAAGCCGTTGCAGATGGCAGATTAAACGAAAAATTTGCATCTTATACATAATGAGCATTTATTTTCGTTCATCACTTGGAATTGATTTTCCAAAATCTCCTTACATAGGTCAGATTCATTATGACTTCGATCTAAAAAGAACTTTTAGATATGAAGAAAAAGATTTTGGCGATTGTATTTTGAAGTCAACAATAGATTGGTTTCATTGGGTCGATATAACTGATAAAGACCTCTTATGACTTTTGAGGCAAGATCCACCTGTAATATCTCCCAGGTGGTTATGCTGCTTTTTTGTAATCTTGGGAGCCATGACCCTCATACTCCATCACTAAGCAATTTTACAAATGTTATTACAAGTTCCCATCGAGGATCTAGTAGGGGGTCAAAGGGGTTTTGAGTGCCCTGACTAATAAACTACTAGATAAGCTAACCTGATCTGTAAGTCCTCAGTCTACTATACTACATTAAAAAACATGGCTACTAAACCTTCATCACTATTTGAAAAAGATAAGCTGATACGAACTACAGTTCAGCTTAGAACCTCTCAGCATAAAGCATTGGAAAGTCTTAGCGGACCAGGAAAATCCATATCCCACCTGGTTAGAACTGCTATTGATATTTACTTAGAACCTATCTATGAACAGGCTCACGAAGATCAAAAAATGGACAGAATGTTAACTGAACTTGAACAAGCTGAAGATAGGCTTGAAAAACTAAACGAAAAAGCAATATTAATGGAAGATATTTTTGACGATTTAAAAACTACTGCTAAATAAAGAATGAAAAGAATAACATGGGTCGAGTGCCCAGGCTGTAAGATGTACAGCGATCAAAAGGTAATTCGTTCTGAGCGAAATTCAAAATTTATAACAATTCGTAGAAGGCTTTGTTATGAGTGTGGACACAAATGGTTTACGATCCAATATCCAGAAATGATAGTTCCTGATATACAGGCTCGTTATGCTTCTCGTGAGTGACGTTTCTTTATTATTTTTCTATACTTCCAGTGCATATAAAGTTGCTCTATCCACCATCTGACTTTGTATATTCCTGTAGTTTTTCTTGTTGGTGCTTTCATTACAGCTAATGTTGCTTCCAGTTCTATTACTCTCATCATTGCTTTAGACAATACTGTTTCAGCCCTGGCATGATTTTTCATCATGTCTATACAGAAGGCTTTTAGTCTGTCTGTATCTTCGCAAGCCATTACTTCTCTACATCGAAGTTCTATCGCCAATTCAGCTTCGGGAGGTAATTCCGTATGGATCATTTTCATAAAGCCGTCATTTTTCATGTCATTGAAGAGAGGTGGTGGAGCCTGGAAACATTCTGGCCTCGATAAAAGCAACTGCTTGATCGTCTATTGTATTGTCTGTTTGTTTAGCTATTGCCTTTAACAGATCCACAATCAATCTTTTCATTGCTTTGGATTTGATAAAGACTAAAAGGATAGGTTTTAAAATTTTTACCATCGGTTTTATGTGTTACTTCCCAAACATAGCTACTTTGCTAGTATTAGACAAGGATCTTTACTTTTATGGCTGAAGAGAAAGAAGAAAAAGAAGGCATCGAATGGGGTGAACTCTTTGGTCACGCTATCCGATTTCTGATTTTGACTTGGAGTTTATCAATGATGACTTTGGGGTACATGGGCAAGGTAAGAATTGATGGAGCGTTCACGGCTGGACTTGTCAGTGGGGTGCTCGGAAGCTATGGAATTTCAGTAGGAAACAAGAAAAGTGGCACAGGTAACAACAATGGTCCTAAAATAATAGATAATAGTAAAAACAAAGTAGGAATCAAATGAAAAGACTATTACCATTTATCTTTCTTGTATCCGCACCGGCTTATGCGGACATGACCCACAACATATCATCTAGTGTAAAATTTGAATCTCTTTCAGCAGCTAGTACGGCTGATAAGATTGGGTCGTCATACAGTATCTCAGGTAATAATGTAACAACTGTAGACTCTAATTCAGCAGCTACCATAGGTGGTTTTGGTTCTGTTACTAACGGAGTGCCAGCAGTAACTTTTCCCTCCGCTACGCAAGCGACTTCGGGCGAAGCCTTCAGCTTTTCTACTAGCTACTTGGAAGGAGATGCCACACCAGGTAGTGCAGTTACAGTAGGCACTGTGCCAAACTTCAGTGATTTGACCTCAACTTCTGCGGGATCTGTGGGTACAGCAGCAGTAGCACTAGATAACCACAATATTACAATGACACCTGGAACTGGAACGGGTATTGTAATTACAGGTCAGTTTGTCGTTGATCTCA